TATGTATCAGGTACTTACAATGGACATTACACAGGTACTAAGCATGAGTATCGTAATGTTCAGACAATAGACTTGATGGCATCTAGAGATCTTGCATCTTCATTTTGTCAATCCAATATCTTAAAATATGGAAGTCGTTATGGTAGTAAAGATGGAAGGAATAAGAAAGACTTGATGAAAGTCATACATTATGCTATGCTACTCTTACATTTTGATGAACATTACGGTAAACCATCAATGACTAGTGGAAATATTGATCACAACATGCCGTAACAATGAAACTGAGACCTACAACAATGAATCTATCTGACAAAACTCTCACAATCCTTAAAAATTTTGCTGGAATTAATAATTCCATTCTTGTAAAACAAGGAAACATTCTTCGTACTATTTCTGTTGCTAAGAATATTCTTGCTGAAGCTAGAATTGATGAAGAATTTTCTCGTGACTTTGCAATTTATGATTTAAACCAATTCTTAAATGGACTTGGATTACATCAGGATCCTGAATTGGATTTTACTGAAAGTTCTTATCTTACTATTCGTGAAGGTAAGAGAAGAGTTAAATATTTCTTTGCTGATCCTGCAGTAATTATTTCTCCACCTGAGAAAGAAATAACATTACCATCTGAAGATGTTAATTTCCAATTGGATAGCACTTCATTGGAGAAACTACTTAAAGCAGCAGCAGTATATCAATTACCAGATTTATCCGCAGTTGGTGAAGCAGGTGTTGTTAAACTTGTTGTTAGAGATAAGAAGAATGATACTTCTAATGAGTTTGCTATTGTAGTTGGTGAGACTGATAGAGAATTTATTTTTAACTTTAAAGTTGAGAATATCAAAATTATTCCCACAACTTACCAAGTAACAGTATCTTCTAAATTGCTATCAAGATTTACTAATCATGATCATGATTTAGAATACTTTATTGCTCTCGAACCTGATTCTACTTTTGATTAATGAGACTAACACAAGACGTTATAGATAAGATCCAAATAGCAATGACTCACACCAAAATGAATGGTGAAACCAACTGGAAAGATGGTGATGAGATTGATGTGTGCCTTGGTGGTACCTTTGCTGGTGATAAGTTTATAGCAATTCATAACAGAACACGTAGTAACACAACAAAGAGATGAAAAGATTATGGAGAATATGGAAGTATGCGTTGGGTAGTTTCGAAGATTCAAGAACTAAACGATACGACAATCACATTGTTCTGGTACGTTCTATTATTTTCCTTTCTTATCTCATCACTAATTGTTTTATTGTTAGTGGAGTAATCCGTCACTGGAATGATTTATGAGCAGAGAAATCGACACAAAAGAATATATGCAAGATGGATGGGATTCAGGGCCTATTGGGTCTCATCCATATAAACGTGGTTCACTCCATAATAAAATTGGGATGTGGATTATGTGGATATTTTATGGTATAGTGATAGTGCAATTGATACATGCATTTATAGTACTTCCATTCTTTCCTATTTGGGCAATCATCTTTGCTATTTTAGGTTTTATGTCAATAGTTGTTATTAAAGGAAAATGAGTGATTTTATATGGGTTGAAAAATATAGACCCCAAACAATAGAAGATTGTATTCTTCCAGATAACATAAAGAAAACATTTAAGGAATTTCTAAATAAAGGAGAAATACCTAATATGCTTCTTGCTGGTCCTCCTGGTGTAGGAAAGACTACTGTTGCAAAGGCATTGTGCAACGAATTGGGAGTGGACTTTTATGTCATCAACGGATCCGATGAAGGAAGATTTCTTGATACCGTCAGGAATAACGCAAAAAACTTTGCGTCCACTGTATCTCTCTCATCGGAGGCGAAGCACAAGGTCATCATCATTGACGAGGCAGATAACACAGGAAATGACGTACAACTGTTACTCAGAGCATTTATCGAAGAGTTTGCAGGGAACTGTAGATTCATATTCACTTGCAATTACAAAAATAAAATCCTCGAACCCCTCCATTCCAGATGTGCTGTGGTTGACTTTTCTATCAGAGGAAAAGAAAAGCAACAAATCGCTGCTAATTTCTTCCAAAGGCTCAATTTTATCTTGGAGCAAGAAAGGATTGAGGCTGACAAAAAAGTACTCGTAGAATTAATCAATAAACATTTTCCAGATTGGAGAAGAGTGTTAAATGAATGTCAGAGATATTCAGTTAGTGGTAAAATAGATAGTGGAATTTTAGCTGCCTTTTCAGATGTTGCCGTCAATGATCTCATTAAAAACCTTAAAGCAAAAAACTTTCCTGAAGTACGTAAGTGGGTCAACAATAATATGGATAATGATACTTCTGTTCTATTTCGTAGGATTTATGACAGTCTCTACGAGTCTTTGGTTCCGAATACCATACCTGCTGCTGTTCTTATTATTGCTAAGTATCAATATCAAATGGCATTCGTCGCAGATCAAGAAATAAATATGCTTGCATGTTTGACCGAGGTTATGGTAGAATGTGAATTTAAATGATGAATAAAATGATTACAAAAGAAAAACAAAAGGCACAAGTGAAATCTAAATTCTATTACATTTTTTGGGGCCTTGCTACTGCATCAGTATTTGTAGGACAGATGTATGTTGGATCTGGATATCGTCAGATGGCAAGATCTTTTAATCGTATTATGGATACGTTAGTTATTGAAATTGAAGGTTCCCTTGGAGAACAAAGGAGGTTTTACTAATGAAACAAACAGAAAATTTAGAGCAACTCTTAGAGAGATTTACTAAGAGAATTACACAGATTAAAGCACAAGAACAAACAGATAAAACATCTGAACAACTTCATTATCTTCGTGGTTGTAAAGAGACTGTAGAATATCTTATGACTGGTAAATTACCTAATGATGGTAACCATGATGGTATGAAGCATCATAAACCAAGACATGGTGGAGATTTGGATGATCTATGAGGCCAGAAACTAGAACGGCAATGGAGATGTTGTTCTGTGCGAAATGGAATGTTCCACAGGCAGCAAAACACTGCAATCTAACACGCAAGGAAATGATGATTACTTTTAATGAGTATTGTGCCTTGCATGATCCTACTTATACTAACTTTGATAACGCAATTCAATTGCATCTAAATTATGATAATTCCTGAAGCTGATGCTGAATGGGCTGCCGATGAATTTATTAATTATTTCGAACACTTTACATCTATTGAGGATTATCTTCGATATGTAAAGAGAGAAATAGTTGCCGAAGAAAATCCTTTAACATCATTAAAGGATGAATTTTTTAATGAGGATATTCATCCTAATGAGATGGAGTTTGATATTAAGTTTATTGGCAAACGATTTCAAAGGTCACTTCCACAGGAACATTATGTAAATCTTCTACAAGCAGTTTCGTCACATAACAATGAGAGTAATATACCAGGTAGAGAACTTCGTTGGATGGTCTATGAAAAAAGATCTCAACAGGTATTGGGATTCATTCGTTTTGGTTCTCCTACTATTAATTCTAAACCTAGAAATCTTTGGTTAGGTCATCAACCTAATCTTTCCATTTTTAATCGTCATGCTGTTATGGGATTTGTAATAGTTCCATCACAACCGTTTGGATATAATTATCTTGGTGGAAAACTCTTGGCACTTTTATGTATTTCTCATTTTGCTAGAGAGACTCTCAATGAAGTGTTTGAGAAAGAGATTGGTTTATTTGAGACCACATCACTCTATGGTTCTACTACCTCTGCATCACAGTATGATGGACTTAAACCGTTCATGAGGTATAAAGGTTTAACTGAGAGTAAGTTCCTTCCTCTGCTTCATGCAGATGTGTTTCACAAACTTCATGATCATTTTACCAAACTGAATAATAATCAACCTCTTACAGAGAATAGAGCATCTTCTAAGAAGATGAAGAGACAGACTAAGATGATTTCTTGGACTAAAAATTCTCTTAAGGAATATGGTAAGACTGAGAAATTAGAGAAGTTTAATGCTGTCATAGATATGGCATTCGGACTCACTCAGAAGAAGAGATTTTATATTTCTGATTATGGATATGCTAACATTAGAGAAGTGTTACTTGGAGAAGAAGATAAATTAAAGAAAGGACAGAACTGGGACAAGTTTCATTTAGAAAATATTATTTCTTGGTGGAAGCGTAAAGCAACTAAGAGATATGAGAAACTTAAACAGGAAAATAGATTCAGAGATAAAGTCGAACTCTGGACAGAAGACAACAACATCCAAATTATCCGATGAGCGAAGAACAAGTAAATGATCTCTATGAGGATATGGAGAGACTCAACGCACTCTATGAAGAGATGATGTGGCCTCATGATGTAGATTTAGAATTTAGTGCTGATTATGAAAATAATCGTATTATTATTTCATTAAAGGATGAGAAAGCAAAACGACCTGCATTATGACTGAATTGAAAGATTGGTTAAATTCTATTAATCAAACAAAAAAAGATTTAATTAATGAAGATCCTTCATTGGAAAAGGAATATTCACCATATATTATTAATCGTATTTACTCTGGACATCTTGATGCAATCATGTTTGCAAATGAGATGAATCAGTATCATTTTTTACCAAAGAAAATGCAATATGATTTTTTTCTAAATACACTCAGACCTAAGAAGAGATTCTCTCCTTGGTTACGTAAAGATAAAATCAAAGACCTTGAATTGGTAAAACGTTATTATGGATATAGTAACGAAAAGGCAAAACAAGCTCTGCGAATCCTAACAAAAGAACAACTTAATTTTATAAGATCTAAATTTGAAACTGGAGGAAGACAATGAGTGTGGTTCAAGAGCCTGAAGTTAAGTGGACACCTGACCAAATGGTTGAGGTAACACTAAACGAACCAGATGATTTCTTAAAAGTCCGTGAGACTTTAACAAGAATTGGGGTAGCATCCCGTAAGGAAAAGAAAATATATCAGTCATGTCATATCCTGCATAAGCAAGGAAGGTATTTCCTTGTGCATTTTAAGGAACTGTTTGCCCTTGATGGGAAACATGCTAACCTTACTGGTAATGATGTTCAACGTAGAAATCGTATTGCTCAACTCCTTGCCGATTGGGGATTAATTGGTGTTGTAGATAGTGAAAAAATAAAGGATATTGCACCTTTAAATCAGATTAAAGTATTAGCATATAGAGATAAAGGTGATTGGGTACTGGAAACAAAGTATAATATAGGTAGTAAGAAAAAGAAACCTGAAGAATGAATGGTCGTCTAGACAAAGTAGAAATGGTGGCTAAAGTCACTAGAATTAAAAACGGAGTTGATAGTAAGGTATGGTATCCAGAGTGGGATAAACGCCAAAGAGGTGCGGCATCCCGAATACTTACAAATGTATTAGAAGTTTTAGATGAATATTGGATGTAAACCGAACTTACTTTTTTAAGTATTTGTGGTTAAATAGTAATGTCGCCTTCGGGGACAACAACTAACACTCGCTTTTAAAGGAGAACCATGAACGCACTACAACGCTATCACTCAGCTAACCTTCCAGAATTAATGGAAAGGATTCAAAAAAATGGAATAGGAATGGATGATTACCTAGACCGATTCTTTAATACAGACTTTCCACAATCCAACTATCCACCATATAATTTGATACAATTAAATAATCATGAATCAACACTCGAAATCGCCCTTGCGGGGTTCAAGAAAGATGAGCTCAAAGTCTATACGGAGTTTGGAAAGTTATATGTCGAAGGCAGAAAAGAAGAATCGAAAGTTGATGGAACGTTTGTCCACAAAGGATTGGCCCAACGAAGTTTTGAACGAGTGTGGACGGTCTCCGACGATACGAAGGTTGGATCCGTCGAGTTTACAGATGGACTCCTCACCGTACAGTTAAATAAGATAGTTCCAGAGCATCATGCTCGGAAAGAGTATCTATAAATAAAAATGGTTCGAGATGGATCAAATGGGTTCCTTGACGGAACCCTTTTTTATTGCTATAATATATTGGTGAACATAAAAAAATGTCAACTAAACTTGCACTCCTAAAATCTGGTGATAATATAATCGCAGATATTAAAGAACTTATCTCCGAGGAGAAGGTCTGTGGTTATCTTTTTGGTAAACCTCATGTGGTAGAATATAGAGTACCTGTGATATTATCTGAAGATAAAGATTATAAACAACCTCCTACTCGTGATTTGGAGGTTGCACTAATACCTTGGATTCTTTTTACAGAGGAAGACAAAGTACCTGTAAGATCTGATTGGATCGTAACTATTGTGGAACCCACACTTGCCGTTAAAGAAATGTATGAGGAAAAAGTAAATGTCCAAAGTAATCAAACTGATAATTCTGACGAACCAACAAATCTTAGTGAGTGAGATTGAAGAGGCTGGTGGTGAAATTGGTGAACCTGATTGTAAATTAATTCATCCAGTAATTCTAAAAACAACTGAAGAAAAAATTACGGTTGAGGAAGGGAAGGTTCTTCTTTCACCATGGTTACAAGCATTTACAGATGACACCACTTTTATGATGAGTTCTGATAAAATACTTACTCTTGCAGAACCTGGTGATAACATTCTTGAAAAATATAAAGCTCTTATTAAAAGGAAATGAGGTTCTATACTAATGTCCAGATGGTTGGAGACAACTTCTTGGTTCGTGGTTATGAAAATGGAAGACATTTTGCCACCAGAGAGAAGTTTTATCCAACCCTTTTTGTCTCTTCTAAAAA